TATATACTCCAACTGCAGAATTCCGCCGTATAGATTTAACAGGTAACCAACCTATTAGAAATATTGATATTTCTATTTTCTGGCGCTCGACAACAGGCGCTCTCATTCCAATGGTTTTAGCAAGCGGCGCCCAAGCATCAATTAAATTATTATTTGAGAAAAAAGATAAAACAAACCAAAAAGAAGCAAATGCCTCAACCCTAGCAACAAGCGTTAGAGATATTGTATAAAGCGCTCAAATCAACCTTTATTAAAGGTTGAATATAATTAATAAAAATTTTATAATAAAAATAATATAATATACTATTATAAAATATGGATCTGGGACATTTAAATGTTAGAGGATTAAAAGCTATTTCAAAGCATTTTAAATTAGAAGGTTATAATTCCATGAAGAGGGTTGAGTTATTGGCTTTAATAACTAAACATTTAGAAAAAAATAATGAGCAACCAAAAACCGCAATAAATCAATTTTTAAACATTTAAAAAAATTTTATAATAAATAATAATATTATTATATACTATAAAAATGGATTTTGGACATTTAAATGTTGATGAGTTAAAAGTTGTTGCAAAATACTATAAATTAGAAGGCTATAAAAATATGAGGCGTCATGAATTAGTGTTGCTCTTATTAAGTCATGTTTCTAATTTGGCTCAACCATTATCAAAGGTTGAAAAATATAATATTCCTCAATTACATGTAACAAGGGATTTAAGTGCTAATTTTATATTAAATTATGAGGATTTAGAGGATTTAGAATGTTTAGAATTTTCTAATAATAATATTTATAATGTTAATATATAAAAAAATGTCCTCAACTGATTTTGCCACAATTTTAGTAAAAGAGCAAACTATTGCTGGAATTACTGATAAACTTACTTATGCGGTGAAAAGTGGTGCCTCATCAAAAACATATCAACCTTTTCCATCTGTTTCTAATTCGTCTTCTACATTAACTTTTAACGTAACAGTACCAAGTGAAAACGTTATTGTTGATAGAGAAGTATTTATTAGGACAAAAATTTATTTCACAGTTACAGAGACGGACATTGCGGCTACTGCTTTTGCAGGAGGTTACGGAAGCGATTACGCTCTTCAAGCATTTCCATTAAATCATTTATTTACCACGGCGAGTGCTACTATAAATAATAGCAATGTTAGCTCAAATATTCAAGACATTCTACCGCAAATTTTGCAAATGATGTCACAAGAAGAATTGTCGTCTTATGATGGAATGACCCCCAATTTAGTTGATTATAATTGTGCTAAATATAGTCAAGCATTAGGCTCTACTAATGATGTTATTTCTACAACCGCTAAAACCGGTTATGATAAGCGTTATACTCCTCGTGGCTCCTTTACTTGCAAAATTGTTTCAAAATCAAGAAAATTAGCAAACGGCGATATTGTTAATAACACATTATTAAGCACGGCCGACACTAATATTTTCAAAATTGCTTATGAAGTTGAAGTTACTGAGCCTATTATTGGTCTATCTCCATTCATTTATGGTCACCCACTATATTCTAATCAAGGCCTCGTTGGAATTTCCGCAATGAATTTTGTATTTAATTTAGATGCTACTGCTAAACGCTTTTTATCGTGTGGTATAGCTTCCACAAAAGTTACTAAAATTGAGTTAGGTCGTAATGTTGAAGGCACTGCTCCGGACATGGCCAACACAACTCTACCTTTTGCTGATGCCGAATTGCTTGTTTCGTTTTTAAGCTCACAACCCCGCGATATGATCAAAAGTCGCAACATATGCAACTTTACGGATATTCCTAGATTTATTTCTACTCCAAATGTGGCTGTTGCTTCTGGTGGTGTTACAAAAGATTTAAACACTAATAATATTCAATTAAATCAATTGCCCGATCTCTTCGTCATTCAAGTACGTCTTCCAATGGCCGATATGACTATTCGCGATGCAGAATTTGGTTGTGCTATTACTGGAATTAGTGTTAATCTTAATAATAGTTCCGGCCTCTTATCGTCTATGAATGCTCAACAGCTCTGGGCGCTTTCTGTTAAAAATGGCTCTAAACAATCTTGGGGTCAATTTAGCGGACGGACAAATGCTTTTATTACTCGTAATGCTACAAATGCAGGAATTAGTGACCAACCTACAACAGGGGCGCTCTTGGTTCTTTCACCTTGCGATCTCTCATTGCCAGATTACTTAGCGCCGGGTTGCATTGGGTCGTATAACGCCCAATTCAAAATAACCGTTGCTCAATATACAGGTGCTTCTATTACACCCGAAATTGTTGTAATGTGTGTTAATAGCGGGATTTTTGCAACCACGGCCGGCAGCTCACAGATTTTTACTGGAATTTTAACTAAATCTATGGTTGAAGAAGCAAAAGCAATGTCCTCCGTAAATCCGGTGATGTCTGTTGAATATAACCGGGTTCTTGGCGGTGGAGTACATGGAGATATGGCCGCTTGCTCTTGCAAAGAAATGCCTGCCGTAAAGGAAGCAATGAAGCAAAAAGTTAAAATGGCTCAAATGTATGGCTCTGGTCCAAAAGGCGGCGGTTATACCGAAGTTGATAAATTTAGTGGAATGATGCGTTAAGCGCTCAAAGAGGAGCGCACCCTCTTAAAAACTTTTAATAAAGTTAATTAATATATTATTTAGCATTTTTAGAAGTTAAAGAAATAAAAAGTATTAGTATATAAAAAAAAATGTCTCCAAACTACGCAAATTCTAAAATATACCGAATATTTAGCCTATCAAATAATTTAATTTATATAGGATCTACAACTCAAACTTTAGAAGCAAGATTAGCCAAACATGTTATAGATTATTATTGTTATATTAAAAATAGTAAAAAATATTCTTATTATAGCTCATTTAAAGTTATTGAGGGTGGAGATTATAAAATTGAATTAATTGAAGAAATCAAGTGTGCTAATAAACGCGAATTAGAGCGGATTGAAGGCAAATACCAAAAAGAAAATGATTGCGTTAATATGTTAATTGCTGGTCGTACACGTGCAGAATATAAAAATGATAATAGAGCCATTATAAGAGAAAAGAATAAAGCATATAAGCAGTTAAATAAGGATAAAATTAAAATACAAAATAAAGCATATAATGAAACTCATAGAGAGCAAATATATGCAAAAAAGAAAGCATATTATAATGCTAATAAGGATTATATAAATGAAAAACGAAGAGAATTATATAGATTAAAACAAGAAAAGGCGGAAGAGGTTAAATAATAAATAATTATATATAAACTACTTAAAGATTAACTATTATATTATATTATAAACATGCCTCCTATTGAAATTGAAACTGCTAATGCTGTAATTATTATTGATATGAATTTTAATGAAATGAATGAAAATATTAATAATTATAATTATAATGTATATGTGGCTGGAGAGAAATTAAAAAACAAACCTTATATGAGCGAAGAATATAAACATGAATTAAACTGGTTAAATACTAATAAATATTGTAAAGAATTCTGGAAGCTTAAAAAAAAAATGTATAGTGTTATTTTAAATGAGAATTATGATAAACTACCTTCATTTAAAACTAAATTTGTTACTATTTTAAGTAATTCATTAGAAGCATATGAAAAAGCATTAGAGCTAGGGGATATGAATGAAGGACAATATTTATATTTTGTTAATCGTGTAAAAAAAGCTTATGATGATGTTATTTTTTTAATTGATACGTTAGAGGTTAAAAAATAAATACATGAATATATTATTTTAAGAAGTTAAATAATATATTCTATGTTACATTGTGGATTAAAACAATAATCTAAACAATAATAATATAGAATAATATAAATTGTTATAAAAATAATCTAAATATGATTAAAAATAATCTAAAAACAATATAAAAAATAATAATTTATAAATTATTAAAATATTGATTAAATATTTAATCCATTTTTATTATAATCTAATAATAATCTAAAATATAATAATCTAATTTATTAAATAAATAATCTAAATTAATAAATAAATAATATAAATGTATTTATTTATTAACTACTCCCGCTTATAATTTAAACATGTGTTTAAAATTGTTTATATTCATTTCTAAATCTGGATAAACACCCCATAAAATATGCATTGAAAGGCTACCGGGCGTTAATGGATCATTAAAATCTTCAGTCCCTAATGCTGTGTGTCTTGCTATATAATTTTCTCTTTTAATAGGATCATTATGATCTAAATAGGTCATGCTTTTTTTACTACCAAAATTAACTAGTTTCGTCTTTCCATTTCCTAAATCAAATAAAGCAACATATTTCTTATTTTTTGTGTTACTTGGATATATACCAATTAAACTAATCATTATTTATATATATATATTATTTTTTTTTTATATTTAAAATGTTATCATAATAGAATGGCTCGAAAGCATGTGGGTCGTTTAGCTTATCTTGTTTCCACTTAATCAATTCCTTTCGTAATTCCTCATCTTGTTGCTCTTGTCTTGTTTGTTTTTTTTGTACTAATATTTCCTCTTTATGTTCCTCGTAATATTTGGTGTTGTAATCTTTAATATATGTTTTTCTGTCTTTTTTTTCCTTCTTTGGTTTTTCCATTTATAATATACTATATTATTATTATTATATTATATTAACTCTAATTAATAAACATACAAACTACCA